CCTGTCCGGGTTTTTGGATGCCGCATAAATCAACGACAACTTGGCCGCAGACTGACCAACGCGGCCCCACAGCGGCAGCCAAACGCTTCCCCTGCGCGTCTCTTCATGCTCCTTAGCCAATAGCTCTCCGGCGATTGCATCTGCCTCTGGTGTCCACTCTGCTACCGCCGCCCGCCCAGTGAATGCAGAGATAGACGGACCCCGCCATCTCGCGCATGCGCCGATGAGATCGTCAGATGGTTCTCTGTCTGAGACGATCCTGCGAAGAGGATGCTCATCCGATGCGAAGATTAGGTTCCGGCTCAAAAAACCATCAGACACCGCATCCATCGTGATCGCTTCAAAGAAATGCTTTGGAACGGTCGTCCCCCAGATGATCGCGTGTGGATATTCGATCCTCTTTCCGCCGGACTTCGGGTCGGCGTATCGGTCGGATTCGTACAGGCCACCGCTTGAGGTGTACAGAGACAACAGCTTTCCCGTGATCTCCCATAGATGCGTTGCCCTCGCGTCCTGCATGGTCTTGAGAAACCTTCCGTACTCGTCAAGCTGGAAGAGGATTGCAGGCTCTTGGATTAGCGCATTGATGAGAGCGGACGCGCTTTTGAGTCCCTCTGCCTGCAGACCAGACATCTCTGCTGCGAGCAGGATCTTTTTGATGCGCTGCCTGGCATGGTCCTTCCCAGCCGCGGATTCCGCGATCCCGCAGGCGTATAGATTTGGGCGGGTGCCCTTGGTGCATGTCAGCTTGCGGGCGCATACGACTGCCTGCAGGCAGATGGCTGCGCCGATGGCAAGTATTGGCTGTGGCTTGTGAGCCGTCGCAGTGAAGTCTTTGAACGCCATCCCCAGCAGACCAGGAACATCGTAAAATCTCTCTGGGAACTCTTCTCGCACCCTGCGGCGGATGCGGCGAGTGATTCCGAACAGGTCAACATCGTGGAGGTCTGCCAGAGCCTCCTCAGGCCTTTCGCTGGCGGCCTTCGTGCGGATCTGTTTGCGGATCTCCTCCCGATGGTGCTGCTCGTACATCTTGCCGAGAATTGATCCGAGGTCGTCCGCCGGGACCGGATAATCCGTCATCCCAGCAACCACTGCCATATCAATTCCGCCCTCGGATGCGCGGTCTGCAACTGTTACAAGATTAACAGGGATGCTGTCCTCCACAAGCGATACGATGGCCTCATAGACACTCCTAGCAACCTCGTTCTTGAAATGCTCGGGCAACAACTTATCTGTGTACAGATCGGGACTCTGTATCAGTCTCCCGACGATTCCGCACTCTAGATCGGATCGTTTCACGGAAGCCCCCTAGAACAGAGATTGTTGTGATGCGCCAGACTCACTAACAGCAGACATAAGATTCTTTAGACCTACCCTCCAATATGATTCTTTCAGCTCAATACCAATAAACTTTCTTCCGGCCAGAACCGCACAATATCCCTCACTGGCAATCCCTCCGAACGGAGATAGGACGACGTCTCCTGGAGCAGACCACAACGAAAGGCACCGATCAATTACGTCAAGTTGAAGCGGGCAAATGTGCTTCTCATCATCTGCGTCTCTCGCCTCAGTCCTATTGAGTGTATTAGTTTGTCTAATATCCATCCACACCGGAGACGCATATGCCCGCCATATATTGTGAGATCTTTTGACTCCGTCTCCACCGATGACCGATGATCCGGCATAGTGCGTTAGCCCGCTTTCGTGACCAACTGGGGAGGAGTTTTCGCCAATTGCCCTGAATGCCAACAGGTAATCAGGCAGCCCCGACCTACATTTGGTGCTATCCTTGCATAGCTGCTTATGCATTAACCCAAGAGCCTTAGTCCTTGTTGCTTCAATCAGCGGGTCTTTCCATATAACGTGACGACTATGATAAATCATTCCGGCCTTCTGAAATGCGCGAATTATATCTCCCGGAAAGTCTTTGAGTCCAATATATCCATCCCTCTCTTTCATCGCCGGGATATCGATGCAATGAACGGCAACAATACGCCCCGGCATTGTTACCCTAGACAATTGAGAAATAAGAAATGAAAAGTGATCGAAGAATTCATCATAGTTCGCGCTATTTCCCATGTCTCTTTCCGAGTTGCTGTAGCTGTACAGCTCGGCAAAAGGTGGCGAAAACACCGACAGGCCGATGGATTTATCCGGAATGGATAGCATCGCTTCGCAGCAGTCTGCGTTATACCACGCGAACCGATCATTAACCTCCTGATTAACAATGTGCATTTTCCCTCCTCTCAAGAAATGCCGGGAATATCATTGATTGACTCGGTGAATAGGCGGAATATCCATTATATTCCGCTCCCATAAACCGAATCAGAGAATCAAACATCTCGGATGACTGCGCCTCTTTCCTTCTGAGGTTTTGCAAAATTGATCCCTCTGCCTCTGAAATTATGATATGCACATCTACAGGATTCTTCTGCCCGTATCTCCAGCATCTGCGTATTGCTTGGTACATCTCCTCATAGCTATCTGATAAACCAACAAAAGCCATTCGGTTGCAGTTCTGCCAATTCATTCCGTGCCCTGCAATGCTTGGTTTGGTAACGATCGAGCGAATTTCTCCAGAAGAAAATCCCATCATCGCATACTCTTTATGTGCTTCGCTGTGTCTGCCGGCAATTTCGACAGCCCCGCCAAGACGATCCGCCAGCATTTCGCCTTCGGCGTTTAGGTTGCACCACGCCAAAAACTGACATGATGGTAGATCAAGCGATGCCGCCATATCCACGCGCTGGCTTATGCTTCTTTTCCTGGCGTATCTTCGTTCATTTAGTGTTGAGGCGACAACGTGAAAGAGCCTACCTTCGTCTGGTGGCGACTCTACGATGTGCTCATGTATTCGCAGTTCAGGCAGCATGAATCGATTATCTTCATATCCAATGTCAGCAGGAGAACGCATGGCAATCGACCACTGCGACATCCACGCGAAAAATGGATTGCGGCCATGGCCTTTTAAGGACCATTTAGACGTATCTCCTCCATCATGTGAGAAAAATGTTGACAACATTTCTACTCTGCGCATTTGCCCAACGAATTCAGAGTGATTCCCTATTTCCTCGTAGTCGTTTGGGGCCGGAGTTGCTGTGCAGGCCAGTCTGAATCTGATTCCGGAGCAGAAATCAAGAATTGCCTGCTTTGTCTTGCCGCAATAAGACTTTAGAATGGAGCTTTCGTCGAGAACCACACCGGACAGTCCATCCGGTGAAAACTTATGAATCTTCTCGTAATTCGTGATGTTGACACCGTCTTTGATGTCTCCGTTTTTGGAGTGGAAGACCTCAACCCCAATCTTGGAACCCTCCCTAACGGTTTGCTCAGACACCGCCAATGGGGCGAAAATCAGAACTGGCCCATGTTGATCAGAAACATGCCTTGCCCATTCGACCTGCATAAGCGTCTTGCCAAGTCCGCAATCAGCAAACACACAATAACGCTCTTTCTCTAGTGCAATCCTGACGATATGCTTTTGGAAATCATAGAGATCGTTATGGATCGACGCTCCCCTGATACCATTAAATTGATGTCTTGGCCGAGACTTCGCTTTGATGAATTCCTGATAGTTCATTGTCAGCCCCTCAGAACGGTATTTCGCCCCAGTCGTCCTCAACCGACGCCGGAATAACCCCATGCCATTCCGGGATGCTGCCGATGTCCCAGTCGATCACCCTGCCGAACTTCTCGCCTCCACCCTCCTGCCACTTGATTGACCTCACTGGCGCAAGCCCTCCGGCGTTGGCGATCTGTGCCGCCTCCTTGGCAGTTGCCGGGCATGGCGCGTTAGACCTCATTCGCCACCAAGTCTCCGCCAGCGAGCGAGCGCGGCCAGAGTGCTCTACACAAACCCACTCCTTCCGGAACATCGGAGGGAACTCCGTATACTGGTACTCAACCCGCATGGTCTTTGGTGCGTCCGGTGCTCCCTTCTTTTCGTGGATGTAATATCGCACATCGTAAACCTTGTGCTCCTGCACCGTCTTTTCTCCGGAGATGATTTCGCCGCCCTGCGCTTGCCCTTCATGTTTAGGCTCCCTGTCCGGATATCGGTAGTGGCATGCAGTACAAACAGATGCCGCAGCGTACAGAAGCTCTCGGCACTGCGGGCAGAACTTCATCGGCGCATCGCCACCGCCACGCCTTCCGGTTTTCTCGTCGATGTGCAGATCGTCAATCGGCCCGTGCCGCAGCGCATTGCTGCCGTAATCGAGGACGATGCAGTCATGTTTCCCCTCCGCGATTCTCAGCCCGCGACCGACCATCTGGCAATACAGACCCGGCGAAAGCGTTGCCCGCATCAGAACTATGGCGTCGATGCTTGGGCAATCAAAACCCGTCGTCAGAACATTCATATTGACGAGCCACCGCAGAGATCCGTCGTTAAACCGCCCGATGGTATGCTCTCTCTCTCCGCTCGGCATGTCTCCGAATACGATACCGCACTCCTCGCCAGTGAACTCGATTATAGCCTCCCTAACGATTTTGGCGTGCTCCACTGACGAGCAAAAAACCAAGATACGCCGGCGACCAGAACATAGACCTACGGCCTCACCAACTGCCTCCGCTACCACCGGAATCATCGCCTCTGCTACCTCGGACTCGACATATTCTCCGCCACGCACATGAACCTCGTCTAGGTTTGCCTGCGCTTTTCCCTGCGCCATTCGGATCGGGGAAAGGTAGCCCTGCACTATCAATTGCTTGACCGAGGCCTCGTATACCACTGCATCGAGCACGGAATCCTCGCCTCCACATATCATTCCGCAGTCAAGGCGGAACGGTGTTGCGGTAAACCCGACGACTCGCACCGACGGATTTACGATCTGCATGCCCGCGATGAACTCCCGGTACATTCCTCCATCATGCGATGGGATCAGGTGTGCCTCGTCCACGATCACAAGATCCTTCTTCCCGATCAGCCCCGCCTTTTTGTATGCGCTCTGAATGCCGGCAACCGTGATCTGAGCATCATGTGTTTTCTCGCCAAGACCGGCAGAGTAGACGCCGACCATTTCGGCGGGAAGGATCTCGCGCAGCTTGTTGGCACTCTGCTGGAGCAACTCCTTGACGTGCGCAACGACCACAACACGACCGCCCCATTGCGCGACATCTGCGCAGATCGACGCGAGCAGCGGGGTCTTGCCTGACCCAGTGGGAAGCACAACGCAAGGATTGCCGGTCTTGTTGGCGCCGAGGTAGTCGTATACTGCCTTCTTGGCCTCGGCCTGATACCATCGGAGCATCATGTCTTGCTCCGGATAATGACCTGCACACCACGCGGCATGTTGCGATCCGCGAATTGCCCATATTCATACACGACGGCATCATCTCCATCGTCGATCCCGATAGCGTCTGCCACGCCATCACGCACGCTCTTGAGTGCGGCCGGGAGGTTGTCACTGTCGAGCTTTCGTGCGCCGAATCGGTTGAGCAAAACGATGGCCGAAGCAAGCTTGACCCCTCGCATGGCCTCGGCGGTCTTGGTCCTTGCGACCGAACGCTGAGACTTTGCCCGCTTCGCTCGCACGGCCCAATGCTCGCGGACATTCGGCGTTGAGATGGTCTTGACTGGGACAAAAAAGTCAACAAGGAACATCGCATTCTCCTCAGGGCGCCCGTCCGGCGCGGATAGCGCCGCTGACCCGGACAGGCGGGCGGCTGAGGGGCCGCCTGAAAGGAACTACGCCATCCACGGTGGCTTGGCGGCTGGAGTATCAGTCCCCGGCTGCGATACCGGAACCTCCGAAACATTCGCAGCCGGGGTCGCCCCACCAAGGGGCGAAAAACTCTTGATCTCGTTCCATTTCGCATCGGGCGTCACCTTCACACCGATGAGAAGCGGGATATTGTGCAGCTCCGTCGAGTCGGTCGGGCGTTTCACGCCAACGGCGCGGCAAATCTTTCCAAGCTCATTGAGCGCAATCTTTACGGCAATGTCAGAGGAGTTCTTGAGGTTCAGCCGGTGGATGATCTGCCGCCCCTTAAACTTGGCGTCTGCGATCTTGAAGGTGAGCTTGAGATATTCGCCATCTCCCTTCTTGTTCCGGGACATCTCGCTGGCGCAGATGACAGCGGCGTATTCTCCCTCCGGAATCGGGGCAAAGTCGTCCTGCACCTGGTCTGCGTCAAACCCGCCGAGGAATGCCATGGCTTACCCTTTCTTCTGCTTGGCCGAGATGCCGGCGACAACCGCCGACTCAAAGGACTTCCAGTCGAACGCGACAGGAGCCGTGATTCCGTAGCGGTTCTTCGCCACCGCCCGAGGTCCGTCCTCCATCGTAAGAGACCGCGCCCCGTCAGGATTTTTCCGCGCCACACCAACAAAATCCGACCACTCGATGATGGTGGACAGTACATCGTCCGGGAGATCCGGAGCAGACTTCTCTGTCGAGATTCCGTCCACATCGATGATGTCCACGCGTCGCGCATGTCCTAGAAGAATGACAGCAATCCCACGGGCATTGATTCGGTCGAGTCGAGGCAGGAGGTCGGCGTAGATGTAGTTCCGGAGCACCTGTTTCCCGTTGCCGTAGCCTCCATGACTGCGGGCAAGTGTCTGGTCGAGCTTGCCGGCCCCGGCTCCGGAGACGTGCTCCTCGGCTCGCCGGACCAGCCAGTCAATAGAGTCGATGGCCATGACCTTAACCTTGTGCGCGTCCTTCTCCATCGCGTCGAGCCATGCGACGATGTCAGCCCACTTGCCGAGGTACGGCGTGCGCTCGCAGGGGATATTCCCGGCGCCGTTCTCGCAATCGAGAATGAGCGCATTGGCGGCTCCTGCCGCGAAAGTTGTTTTGCCGACCCCCGGCGCCCCGTAGATCACGCCCTTCGGCGCCTGAGGCGTACACGACTTGATGATGTTGTCCATGATTCCCACGGTGATCCTCCTAGTAGACGTACTCGAGTCCTCGATCCGCGAACTCGGCGCACATAGCGCCACCAAAGATCGCCTCGGCCACTTCTTGAGTCAACTTGGCTCCGTACTTGGCAACGTCCTCTGCCTCGGCCCGATGATTATCGCCGTGGACTGCGTTGATGTATCCGCACCAGCCGTCAATGCGCTCAACCGCAACGGCTAGAACATACCTGTTGAGTGCGCGACTGCAAGAGATTTTCATGCCACCGACTCCTTTTCTTGGTTCTTTTTCATTGCCTCGGGAGAGGTTCGCATCGCAAGCTCGATCATCCGCTTGTTCCCGGCGAGGTGGCGACGGAGGGCCGACTCCTGATGCGTCAATCCCTGCTCGCTGGTGTTTTCTGCGACCGCGGCAGAGCGGATAATAGAACGGACTCCAGCCGCGCTCTTGCTTCCGCACCACCGAACCCGCTCTGTTGGCAGGGCGACCTTCAGACCGACGCCATGCACAGAAATCAGATGGAGATTGTGATCTCGGTAGAGCATAGAGCGCCAAGCGTTGATGACCGAATCAAAGCGTCCGGACTTACGCTCAACGCCGATGGTGGCAGACAGCTCGGCCCATGTGAACTGCTGTCCCTCAGCAGGAACCCCGTATTCGCGCACCAGCGCGTTCACCTCTTCCTGCGTGGAGTTGCTTCCGATTCTTGTTGCGGTCACTCGCTGCATGATTTTTCCTCCTTCTCTGTCTACCCATTGATCGAGCCACGCGGCCCGATCCCTTGTTCCTCGCCTCGCCAGGCCTCGCCGAGCCCGGCCATGCCTCTCCTAGATCCTCGTCAGGCTGGCAGAGAAGCAACCATACCGACCAGAAGAGCGCGAGGATGGCCGCCAATCCCCACACCCAACAAACCGCCCAGCAACCGAAAACAGATTCTGCAACACACCGTCCGTCAAAGTCTCGTCCAGAACCGTGATGGTGCCCGCACAACCCCACTGCATGAACCGAGGACGGACACGCACATGCTTGGAGGTGCCGATCACCACACGCTTGACGAACAGATCAAAGCCGAGCTTCTCGGCAATCGACCGATGCGCCATAAAGTCGTTGTTCTCGACCATTTCGTGGAT